TTCCTTATTTAATTCTTCAGTTGTAAACTCTTTTATATCTACTTATTAAAGGTTTCTTTGTAGTATTCATCAAAAGGTTTAGGTTGACTATCCCAATATTCTGCTCCTCCATACTTACAATCGTGCTTATATTGACTCCTATCCTGACCATTCTTATCTGCTAATCTCATCACCTTTTTCTCTTTCTCAAGCATTTCTTCTTTATTTGTTCTAATATGCTCAAGTAAAGCCATTGCTACTCGGTAGTCTGAATCAAACATACGAGTTAGGTCTGATTCAAGTCTTATCAACTCTTGCATTGGTGTTTTCATATTATTCTAAATTTTGGCAGTTTTGTCACTTTTTTGCCATTTATTTGGTAGCCACTACTCGTACACTCAACGTTGTGTGTAATAGCTACCCAATCAATCCAATCAACCAAATTGGACATATAATTAACCAAGTTAAAAATCTTTCTTCCAAACTTACAGCTAAATTATCTTTACCTATTTTCTTGCAGTCACTTCTATAAATTAAGTAGAATGGTGTAAATGACACAAACTGCAATAAAAAATATACTAATATATGATTCATATTTCCTCATTTAAACCGCTCATTACATTTCTCCTAATTCTTTCCAAACTTCTGCCCAATATTCAACGGTCAAATCGTCTTTAATTTCATTTCTATTCTCATAATTGTGATTCGGAACTCTTCTTCCGACCTCGTAGGTAAGTATTAACGCATTCTTAATGGCAATCGATGTGCATAAAATCTCGTTACCACAATCAGTATCCTCATCCATCAGAATGTTTTTAAATTGATATACTAAATCCTGTGCTTTTTCTTTCGGTGTCATAGATTTTTGTCTTTTAATTCTTCAAGTTGCTTTTCTAATCTTTTAATACTACCCCATATTATAGAAGCTTCTGGGTCTAATCTTTTAATTTCTTCCACTAACTCTTCTTGTTTACCTCTATTATAAAAACCTCCCTCTATATCTTCAGCTAAATCTTGCAAGTGCTTTGGAGCGTATATGCTAATACGAAGGTCATAGTCGTGCCACTTAGTTTTCCAGTCCATAAACATTATACCCTTGGTTAATCTGTCAAGTAAATTATATATCCTCCAGTTGACCACTCTTACGACACTCCTGTCGCATCCATAGACGTGCAGCAATCGAAGAAACCAACGTGGACAATACTTAGGTTTAGCTTCATAATCTAAGGCCAATACAAGCGGATATAAGGCTTTAAAATACTTGCTATCTTTGTTTATTAAGTGGCACCCTAAATACCCATACTTCTCAAACCCAGATGGGAAGAAGATGTATTTAAAATCATCTATCATTTGTTTCATTTTTTATATACCACCCACTTTCCAATTCTTCTTTGAGCCTTTTCTCTCCTTTCCCAGAAAAGAAATTTCTTTCAAACTCTCCAAAAGTATGGTAGTGTTCTAACTTATCAATACATTCTTGTACGGAATTTCCAGATACCGTTGTTTCTCTTTCTCCACATTTACTGATAATATTTAATTTGTACTTTTTCATAACTCTATGTTATTTTCCATCATTAGTTCATTTAGCTTATCCCTCACCTCTTGATAGGTGTTGTATTTTTCTTCTGATATATCATCTGGTGGATATTTAAGGAATCCTCTTAGCCATTGGTCTAAGGTAAATAAACAATAGTGCATAGAAGAAGCATCTATTGCCATTCTATACTCTTCATAGTCCTTTGGTAGTTTAAATATTAGTTTAGCTTTCATAATTAATCTTCACAATATAAGTCAATAAAATCTGGTAGGTTTTCGTATATATTGTCAGTAATCATTTCGTCCGTAATCCACTCAGGGCAGTCTCCGTGTACCTCTAATATATCAAGACTCTCTTCTGGTGGATAGCCCGGGTCTCCATTGCTCATATACATCCTGCCAGAATCAAAGTAATACTTGAAGCTAACGTCCACGCTTACTTCATCAATCCCATTATCGAAATGCAATGTGTGTGTGCCTGTATATTCCATAGCTTTAAATTTAAGTCGTTAAAAAAGCCAGTATTTGAAACACTGGCTCTTGAAAAAATAGAGAAACCAAAACCTTTTCTTATAAGAGAGGTAGCAATTTACTACCCCTCTCTGACGTTGGATTAAAATGGAAGGTCATCGTTTTCTTGAACCAACTCAACTTCTTTTTCTGTGCTTGCGAACCCAAGGTTGCTATCAGACATAGGCAATCCAATGTTCGGCTTAATCTTTTGCTCAAATACCTTGACCCAAAAGTCATCATTCTTCCAGTTGGCTTTTACTTGGTCTACTGGAACACCCCAACTCATTTTATTGTCGTCAAGTGTGCAATAACAGTTCGGATTATCATTCTTAGTGTAAAGTCTAAGGCTAAGCTTTGAACCAATAAAAGACTTTTCGTTGCTAAGGTTGTTGATAATACCCTTGCTGATGCCGTTAAAGTTCATCTCTAATTTACTTGGGCCTCCATCGCCTAAGTCTAAGATAAGTACCAACTGTTTAACTTCATCGTTCTTGTACTCGTAAGATTCAATCTTAACGTCTTGTAGGTAGCCAGCAATACTGTTAGCTTCTCCAGACGCAACCCACTTTCCTTCTTCGTTCTTCTCTAACTTCTGGAAAACAGGCACTGACTGATTTTTGATAGTCATTTTGTAGAATCCTTTGTAACTTCCAGACTCTACTCCAAATCCAATGTCCATATTAATAAATTTATTTGATTACTTCTTTTTGGCTTTAATTTTTTTCTCTTGCTCTAACATTGCCTTAGTAGGCTTTTTAGGCGTAGCGCCAGTCTTTTTGTTTAGTTCTGCCTTCTTCCTAATGTTATTCCAAAGACTATTCTTAACTCCAAGTTTGTTCTTTTTAGCTTTCATAATTACAAATATAATTAATTAATTTTAAAAATACCAATCTTCTGGGATAATCCCACTTGCCCATACAATATTATTTTTATCGCACCAATCGGCATAGGTAGTTTTGCTACCCTTATTTATCTTACCAAATGGATTCTGAAAAACAATTCTTATATCTAATAATGGATTACTTTCTATCACGAACATTATTTTTTTTCTGTCTTCGAGTGTCCACCTACCCTTAACTTCGACAACAACTCCGCTCGGTAAAATGAAATCGGGCGTATAGGTATGTTCTTGTGCCGGTATAGTATAAGTAATCTTTTCATCCTCATACTTAAATGGAACCTCTTTTTGAATAAGGTCAGCTGCAATTTTAGCCTCGAAAGCAGACCTGTACCCTTTCTCTTTTGCTTGTTTTGTTCTTTTACTTTCATTGAAAAACTTCTTTTTTGCGTTAGGAATTTTTGTTCTTCTTTTTGTTTTAAAACGGTGTGTCGTCTTCTTTGCCATATCTTTCTGCGTAAGTTTGTGTAGGATTAAACCCCACTTTTTCTGAATCGTAATAGTTGCCACCGCTTCCAGAATCAAATCTTACTGTTATACTACCTTCTTTTCCGACAAATTCTTGATGCCTAATTTTCCATATAGTTACATCAGTATATCCATCATCGGCTCTTAAAGATATGCCGTTATCCGTTAAATTATAAAAGTGACTACTACTGTATAAGTCATACCCAGTAGGCATCACATATCTTCCATCGTCTTTCTTTTGTAGCTTTCTGGGATGCACTACAAGTAAAACGTGGCATTCATATTCCTTGGCAAACCTTGTAAATTTAGCAAGTAACATCCCAAAATAATCTCTTGTGTCAACTCCTTGTGGAGTAGTAGTGTCCATTGTTGTCCAGTTATCGACAACTAATATTCTAATATTATGCCTTTTGACCAAGTATCTTGCTTTAGACAGTATGTCATCGGCTTTGTTTTCTTGTTCGTTTAGGTAAAATATATGGTCGTGTAAAAAAGTAAGACCATCAAAGAATCTTTTTTTATCACCATCGCTTGTTACATCAAGATTAAACCTACTGTTTTGAATATATTTATACACTAAGTTAGTTAAATGTATCTTAGGGGTCTTTTCTCCAGAGTAAAACGCAGTGCTGAAATTGTGCATCTTCGCAGCTTGAACACATAGATAATCAACAAAATTACTTTTACCTGCGCCCGGAGTTCCTGTTACAATAGTAACATCGCTCAAATGAAATTTAAAGTAATCGTCAAGGCTTGATAATCCGGTAGGATAAGTATCTGGATAGCCATCTACAAAGAAACTGAATGCTTCTTCCGCAAAGTCCATTACTCTATTGATTCCTTCGACTGGAAATGGCTCTGCCTTCTCAAACATTTCCTTTAAACTTGCAGCGCCCTTATCAACCAATACTTCATTGGCATCTACATAACCGCCATAATCAATAAGGAATAGTTTACTCTTATCGAACCTCCTACTAAGGTCACGAAGATACTTCTTACCCTTGTCGTCATTATCAACAGCTATGTAAATACTCTCAATAGGCTCTAATAAGTCATATACATCCGATACCCAATTATCATTGGCTCCATTCTGACCACTGATAGTGTATAGCAGTCCAGCTTCAACCCAACTTGCGACATCTATCTCTCCCTCTGTAATAATAATATAAGGTGCATTCTTAATTACTTTGGCATTGTATGGACTTGGCTTTGCTCCAGACAACTGCCTCATATCTTTCTTGTCACTTACGTTTCTATACTTAGTGTTGACGTGATTGTTATATGAATCAAAGTAATTAAAAGCTATGTATTCATTACCATTCTTAGTAAAACTACCTATGCCAAGCATATCTAAGGTATCCTTACCAATCATTCTGTTGGCAAAATATTGGACTACATTGTCTGATATATCACTCAGTAATGTGGTAGGTTTGTTATAGCTTTTGTTGGTTTCTGCCATCATTAACTTGCCTTTTTTATCACAATGATGACATTTATAGACACCATTGATAAGGTCTACACTTAAAGGTTTGTCATTCTTATTCTTGCTACTTCTTGTGTGCTGACAAAAATGACATCTTATCTTACACTTTCCTGTAGCTGAACTTGGAACGTCAAAACCCTGCTCAATGAACTTTTGACGATACATTTATTTGACTTCTCCAGAATTGTTGTGCTATTTCTTTATACTTCTCATACTTGTTTGCACTTCCAAGTAATGTACTTGCCCTAACATAATCTCTCATATCTGGGTTGAATCCCCATTGCTTTATTGCCCAGCTGATGATAAGGTCTAAATCCTTTTCGGTTATATTGTGCTTTCTACTGATAGTTTTTAGCTTCCTTGCGACAGACTTAATACTTGCCTTGTGTGTGTGATGTGGAGGGGATATATAGGAACATCTAAACTCTTTAGCTATCTCTGCCAATCTTCTGAGGAAATAGCTTCCGAGTTCTTCCATTCTGTTTCCAATGTCTTCGTCATCAATATCCATTGCCATTACACTTAAACAACTTTTCGTTGGCTTTATTCCATCTGGAGTATATTCTACCATATTCTCTTCCTCTAATCGCCTTAAACTTGCAGCGACCTGCTTACTATTCACTCCTAATGCCTCAGCAACAAAACTATTGGTAACATCAACACTACCAAATCTACTATTAGTGACAATATACTCTAATAGAGCATAGTCAATTAAATTAATTCCAAGTTTTTCTCTATTGCCGTGATGGATAATTGTTAGTGGATATTTCATCTTAATAAGTCTTGACTTTTATAAAAACCGCTTTTTTCGTAAAATAACATATAATTGCTGACAAGGCAAAATTTTACATAAAATCTGTATGCTCCTTCATCGTAATCAGAATTACGCATCCTATCTGACAATGACTGCATAGCCTTGTCCATAGCTGCATTGTAGCACTTGTGTTTATACTCAAATTCTTCTACGCTATCAATGTTCCAGAAGTCCATAATGTCGTCTGGGTCGTGTCCTGTATTAATAGCTATGCCAATAGCCATTATAATAGGTATTGTCGTCCAAATACTTACCTCCTTGTCCTCTCCATTGTGATTTATATTAATCTTCATTACATCCTCGTAAGATGTTTTCTTTAATTCTATTGCTCTCAATGGCTTCTGATACTCTGGCTGTGCCTTCCTCCAACAATGAAAGTTTGCATCAATCGCCTTGTGTATTTCAATTAGCTTATTCATCTTTCTTATTAACAATTAGTCTTTTCTTGTATTTAACATTGTAACTATTGCCATCATATAACCAAGTATCTACTTCGCTTGCCGTTTCTTGTGTTAGTTCTTTTTTTAATAATGCTCCAAATTTAGCTTTTTCTTTTTTAGCTTGACTTTCAGTTTGTTGTGCATCGTGATAGTCTCTGGCCAAATCCTCAATGGTTTCATTTGAAGCAATCTTCTGAGTTCTGAGTTCAACCATAGCATCTTCACCTAAAAAATCACTTAGTTTATCGTAGGATAAAATCTGCAACACATCAAAACTGTCCTCAATAACGTAAATTTCTTTTAATTTTTCATCTAAAGATATATTTTTTTTCATAATATCTTTACCTAAACTTACAGCCTCCTCAAAAGCCAAACAACTTTCTAATATCTCTTTACCTATGTCTTCATTAAATATATAGGGTATAGATATAAAATCATTCTCTCCTACGAAAGCTGCGATATATCCATAAGGAGCATTACAAGCCAACATATAGGCGTGTAGCTGATAGATATACTGCGGAGGTATGCCACCAAGATACTGTTCACTGGCCCTCTTACTTATCTTCTTTATTTCAATGATTCCTTTGCCCATATAGTCATACTCAGGGTCTTTATCTATAAAGCCATCGGTGTTCGCTGCAAGCCAAGGGTAAGCCGGATTAATGATTGTCCATAATGGGTCGTGTGCTTCTCGTATCTTATTATTTTTCCCGTAGTTCTCAGTAATCTCTTCAATGGTATTGCCGTAGCACCACATATTCCTAATGCTGTCTTCCAGAAACGAACCAACAGTAGTGTATATATTCCCTGCAAAGTTATCCTCTTTCAAGCCAATCTTTTCATAGAATAAAAGTAATGGGTCTTTGTATTTGTTAAGTCCACAAATAGTTCCAACGTCACTACCTCCAATCTTATTTAATGATGCTCTAAAGCCTCTCCATACATCTACTGACATCTTACTTACATCGTAAATCTCTAACTCTTTATTATTTATTGTTTTTATTTCTGGCTTCATCCATCTGTATTTTGGCAGTTATTGAATTAAATGCTGATTGTAGTTTTCTCTTTACAAAGTCTATATCCTCGTCATCTACTAATGTTTTGAGTTCTTCGAGGGTCGCTCCATCTTTAGCGTAAGCATAAAAAGATTTCAATCTCCTTCTACTTAACAGTATCAAATCTTCTTCGGTGTGAATCACTTCTTTTCTCAGTAAAAAACCTATGGCTCTACTTACTGCCCTTGTCTCTGCCCAAGGCGTAGCTTCTTCTCTTACATCGCCTTCAAACCACTTCTCTGAGTGGCCAGTAGTCAGCAATACTCCTTTGTGAAATATACTTGCCTTTGCTCTTACTCCACCTTCAATATCAATAATATCTGTCATAATGGAAATATCTTCTGTGTTTGGATATTTCTTGTGGAGTTCAGACATCCTGTCCTTAATTGTTTCTACTTTTTCCATTGGGTGTAATTTATAATTAACATTTGTATTTCTGGCATACTGTGTAAATGCTTCCAATCAATCAATGGTTCCAACTTGCCTCTGGTCATTTTGACTGTAATTAAATGATTCTTTACATAATTATAGGCCTTATCTATCAGCATCTGGTTTATCTCGTCTAAGTTATAAGATTTTTTATTATATACTAAGACATTTTTCTTGTAATTAAATCTCATTAATCTTTCGTTTGATAATATCTATTGAGTTTCTATTGTCGTGACTGACATAATACTTATTAAATGTTTGTTCGTTTGTATGTCCACTGTAATTACGCATTACTGTCCTTTCGTCAACTCCCCAATGCAGTAATAGATTGATTCCGGTCTTCCTTAGTGTGTGTGGAGTTGTTTCGTCAATGTATGTGGATTGCCTTTCGTATATCCTTCCGTTTGAATCTGTGTCGTAAACCGTTACGCCTAAATTTGCAGCGACCAGCTTCATCACTTCCCTTATATCCCTATTATATTTAAGTAAATCAGTATAGGGAGAAACACTAAAATAATTATCAGCATAAAAATAAGCATCCTTCCATATCTTCTCAGATATAATAGAGGAAATAACTTTATTAGTCTTTTGAGTAAGCATCTCTATATAAAAGGAGCCATCTTTTTGCTTAAAGTTATTTGCTTTTATATTAAGAACATCACTTGGCCTATAACAAGTCGCTATATGTAGTTTCATAAGGGCAAATATACGCTTTTTTTCGCTAATTTCAGCCTTTAAAAAGTCCATAGTATATTCTGGCGACCAACTGAAAATAGGTGGCGTATTGGTCTTTAATTTAACTTCTGGGATATGTAGTTTAATACCCAACTCTTGCTCAATGGATTTATTGACCGCTTTTATCTTACTAAACTTCTGTTTAATACTACTATTCTTGTTGCCGTTGCTCCTTAGATAATCTATGTAGTTATTCCAATGTTTATTGCATCGAATCAAGCACCACTTCTTTCCTTGATTCATATACAAATCATTGTCTTTTAGATTAAGGTCATTGCCATCTGCATACTTATCATATTCATTATAGATACTAATATACTGGGTCACAGTAGCATCGCTTAACGAATTAATCTTCCTCAAATAATTTCTGAAATAATCTCTGAATGTTTCCATTTTAGCTATTTATTATGATAAAAATAGCGGAGAGTAACCAACTCCCCGCCAATCCTAAATAGCGAAATATTGCACGAATGACTCGGCAAATTCTTTAGCTGAATGATAGTGCAATTTACCTTCGCTTGTTGTTAGTGAGTGTATTTGTTGGGGTTAATAATTGTATATTCTCTTAAACAGTTTCTTTGGCATCTTCTCTACCTTTTTACCTATCTGGACGTGGACTTTATCTTCTGTTTCTTCGATAACAAATCCATCTTTAAACTTCCTTATGTCTTTACTAAAAACTTCCTTGCCCTTGACGTTGAGGTATATCCTGTCCTTCTTTCGTTCTTCTCTGACTTTAGTATGCTCCATAATTTTCATTGGCTTCTTGTAGTCTTTCTTCTCAAAGCTATGTATGTCCACCAGAATCTTGTTTATCCCCTCTAATATTAGTTCCATCATCGGTCTGGCCTTATCAATATGCAAACCTCTGATTCCTCTACTTACCATTGAATAGTGCGGAGAGTTATTGTAAAACTTTTTAGCAAAGAAGTTACTGTTTAGGAAATCATCGTGTCCGGTAGGTATTAAGGTTTGAGTAAGATGTATAAATTCTTCCTCTGTAAGATTACTTAATATATCGTCTATGTGTTTTCTGTCAAGCATAAAAAAAGCAGGGCATTATCGCCCTGCATCAATAATAATCAACCTTAAAATCGAGTTCAAAAGCATTATCTTGTTTAGTTCTTCCATCTTTTCTTCCGCAGCACATCTATTGCTGAATAATTCACAATATACTACTTTATCTTTAATTGTCCTTATCAGCACATACTTTTTTAGAATCATTAATCTCTGTCTGTTTGATAATGTAGTATAGTCCTTCAATGGTATTGCCCATAAACAACTTGCCTTCCTTTGTTGCCTTGAAGCATCCATTCTCTATTACTCTTTCTACATCATATC